TATTTTTATGTGCTTTGCAAACCAAAACCTTTAGAAATATAATCAAATGTACGATCAACATTTGCACCTGCTGAATTGAAGAAAGAAATTGTGAAGCCTGTCCTTGTCTTACTTGTGATTGTATAAAAATCACCTGTTTGCATATTTTGAGTAGCAATACCCACAGCAGGTACATCATGGAATGGATTTGTGTATGTTATTGTTCTTGTTCCAGAAGATGTGGCTAAATCATTTTCAGAGAATGTTCTTTCTTCCATATTTAATTTTATAGCTATACTTTTAACATTACTTGATGTTTGTGCATCATCATTAGTTAGTTTCAATCTAAATTTAGCAAACTTGAATTTAAATGTAGCAGACTGTGTAATATCAACAAAATTCGTGCAATCTGCCAGAGATGTTGTAGATGTTGCAATCTGCACTCTGTGAAAAGCTGTTAATTGTTCATTACCATCAAAAGGTGCTTTAGCTTCATCAAATAATAATGCACCCCTACCACTATCAAATTTATCATAAGGATTTTCTGCATCTAATGTAATTGTTGGCTCTAAATTTCCATCAAATATATTTGTCAAAGAAATACTATTAGTAAAATTATAAAAACCTTTTGCATCTCTGTTTGAATTAAAATTATTAGGATTTGATGTTGTATCTGTACCACCTAACTCAAAATCACCTTCGACACTATCAAAGTTTCCTGCTGTATCATCAAAGTTTGTGACTGTATCAAGAGATAATACTGTATCGCCAGAAGCATCTATTTTAACAGCTAATGGAAAAGTGCTGTCCATGTTTGCACTAGCTGTAAGAATATTAGGTGTTTCTGTAAATGTTGATATTTGTTTGTATGCTTGTATATCAGATATATTAGTGGTGACTATACTTGGCTCTAATGATGAATTACCATTTTTATCTATAGCTCGAATTAAATACGATCCTGTCCTTGCAGGAACTATAGCATGGTCGCATTTTCTTCTAACACATCTTACTAAATTTGTTGAATTTAACCAATTAGCACCTGTAGTCACATTTTGATATCTAATATCATAAAATGATATATCTAAATCTGTGTTTGCTGATGGTGGTGTCCATGTAAGTTTTAGATGGTCTTGTCCATGTAATTCTACTGCAAAATCTTCTACATTTGATGGTGCATCAACACCACCAACAATATCTCTTGTTGCTGTTATTGTTGATGATGAAACACCAAGACTATTTACTGCTTTTGCTCTAACAGTATAGTTTTCACCATCAATAACATTCAACATTTCATAATTTAATTCTGATCCTTGCCCAATTAGTTTGAATGCACTTTCAGATGTTTTTTTTGCTTCTACAATATAATTAGAAACAAATGAGTCTGGTGATACTCCAAGTAAAATATTCAATCTTGTAAGAACAACACCATCTCCATATTCAATAAGTTCGTCTGTCAAAGTTATTGATGCAGGTGGTTGTACTGTAAATGGATTAGGGAATGATGTATTTGGTACAGATGCAACTTCTGTTTTTGTAGAAAATGTGTACCAACTATCATCATGTTCAATAAGTGATAATGAAACTTCAAATGATGGATTGATTGCCATGCCCATGACTCTGAACACCTTAGAACTAAAACCTGTTATTGAATGAGTCACAGCAACTAAATCACCTATGGCTAAGTTCATAGCTTGATAGTTTGCTGTAAGCTGTAAACCAAGATTATCTCTACTTCTTTTCAAAACAATCTCACCAAACTCCAATGCTTGATATGGGTTGGTGATAGTTGGTAAATCAACTACACCTTCTTGTAAAAATCCACCATCTGCTGTTTTCAATGTGCTGTGGTCTGTATCATAGACTATTGTATCAGATTGAAAGTTTTTATCTGGATTTACAAAGTTTACCTGCACTCTATTAAATTTTTCATTTTTTCTTGATGATGATACTTGTATGCCACCAATGATATTATCTTCATTTAGTGTCAGAACACTTGATCCTGTAGTTTCTATAATTAGTTTATATTTACCTTGCGTATAGGGTAAAAATCCTCTCATGCCTTTAAGTATTGTTCTTGTGTTATCAATAAGTTTTTGTCCTGTGTCAATAACAGCATTACAATCAAAAAGATTTATTTGTGATCCACCAGAGAAAGGTGTGACTTGTGTGACTGCAACTTGTGAAGCACTAAAAAAACTTGGTATGTCAATATCTGATAATGGTATTCCTTTTCCAAATCTTTCATTCCTCAAATAATCCAATAAACAAAAGGCAGGATTTGTTGAAAATTGACCTGTTGTTTCATTACTACTTCCATCAAATGTAGATACTTTTCTTCCCTGTATTATTGCTTGTATGTTTGGAATACCTGTAAACAAATCATTTGACCACTCTATTCTAAAAGCAAGATAACAAAGACCTCTCAATCTATGGTTTGATGTCCATGAAGAAAGTGTTGTTAGTAATGAAGATGCAACTTGATCGTCTGTGCCAAAAAATGGTTGTATTCTTATGTTTGTTCCAAACCTACTGTCATTTGATGTTATTGTTGTTCCATGTGCAAATGATCCACTAAAAGTCACAGTATTATCATCAACAATAATACTTGTGATTGCATTTATTTCTCCTTCACACATTACCAAAGCACCATATAAATATTGATTATCAGTACCACTTGTTTCTAAAAATACTCTAACACCACCAACTTTTCTTGTTCCATAGACAACAGGAATATTTGCATTGTTTGATTGTTTGTTTACTAAAACACCTTGTGCTTGTGTATCTTGCTGAAACTCTGGTATTTCTGGTTTAGGTGCTAACCAAGAAATTGCTTTTGATATTGCAATACCTGTGATTACACTCTTTGCAATAGCTGTAAGAATTGGTATGAAAAAACCCATTATTTTCTACCCCATAAAAGATCTTGTACTGTCAAAGCAGAAAACTCCATACCTTTATCATTTGCAAAATGTAATTGCTGACTACCTTCGTTTGTCTTTCTTCCAGAAACTCTACTAAAATCAGCAAAGTGAGAAGTACAACTTAATATCAATCTAGCCTTATCTGTGTCTATACTAAAACTTTCAATAAAACCTATGTCATAATTAAAAGTACCAATCAAAGCATCTGAACTATCTAAAAGTCCAATATCAATAGTGACTTCATCATTTGATACATTGTTATTTAAAACTATAGAAACAAATGCACTATCAACTGCTGAAAGTTCAATTTGAAAATTACCTACATCTAGTTCTGATTTTTCTGCTTTACCACCAATAGATAATATATGTCCACTAGATGTAAAAGTGTTTGAATTATGTGTAATGTCTTTGTAATGATTTGTAATTCTTTGTGGTGTTGGAAATAATATTTCTATTAAAACAATAGGTTTTATATTCTGATTTTGTAATTCAGTTGTAATCGCACTAGATAATCCTCTAGTCATTACAAAGCCTCAATAAAATCTACTTCATATCTAAAGGTATCTAAATTGTCTGTTGTAAACTGTTGTATATCGCTTGTTAGTCTAACAGTAAATTCTACACCATCATAAGTCACTACTGCATTATCAGAAACAGCAGATCTTAATGGTGGCTCTATTGTAAGTGTTGCTTCATTACTACCATCTGCTGTCACATCTGAAACAATCATGTAAACTTTGTTATGTCCTGCAAAACTTACCAAATCACCTGCATTCAATGTTCCTGTCATAGCATCTACAGTTATTGTTGTGTCACCTGCTGTATGAGAATTTTTTACTAATACAGTTCCAGATACATTACCTCTAGCATTTTTAATATCTGGTAAAGATATTTGGAATGTTTCTTTTTGTGATCTTTGTTTCATAACAAAAGCAAAAACAGGTGCAAAGTCTGATCTACTAAGTGCAGGATAACTTGCAGAAAACTTAAATCTTTGACCATCTATTTGTGTAGAAAACATTTTACCACTATCAGTAGTTGATACTTTTGTTTTTTGCTCTGATCCAAAGTTTATTGATCTAAACTCTGGTGATGTTGGATATGTACCACTCATTATACTAATGCCTCTTTACCTTGTCTATTCAAAGCATCATTTATAACATTGATAATAGTGCTTCGTCTATTTGTAAGTAATTCATCTACTCCTGTTGCATCTACTGTGTTGATTGTGAAGTTTATGTTTGTAGATCCACCTGTTTGGTTATTTGGTACGATAGTTCCAGAAGATTGAGGTATGAAGATTTCTCTACCTGCTTCTCCCACAGATACAGGCATACCTTTGTTTACCCTACCACCAGATGACATAGCAGGAAGCAAACCACCTATATTGAAACCAAATATACTTCCACCAAATAATCCTGCAACTTTTTGAATAGCTATTAATGCTTGTTGTTTTGCAATCATTCTAGCTATATCTGCAATCACAGACCTTGCAAAGTCTTTGAAAGCAAACTTTCCTGTCATAATACTATCTGCTAATGTATCTGCGAAATTGTTAAATGTATTACTGAAAAGGTTATCAAGTTGTAATGTTGTATCTCCTGCATCTTTTAGTGTTTGTGTAAATCTAGGAAAGTTTTGTCTTAATTGTTCTGTTTGGTCTATACTTGTTCTAAATTGATTATTAAATTTTTCTAATTCTAATCTCAATTCTCTAAATTTTGAAATACCTTCTTCTGTCCTAAATGATAATTTTGCTTGTGCATTTGCACCACTTTCAAGCATATTTGCACTTATACTTAAAATTTTTTGTTGTTTTATTTGTTCATTGTTTGCATTTTTTTGATTTTCTGCATTTTGTAATATATCTGCGTTAAGGTTTGTATAAAAATCTGATCTTTCAAATGAAAGTGTGTTAGACAATCTACTTAGTATTGCTTCTTCTTTTAGTAATTCATTTAACTTTTCTTGATCCTCTATAAATTTGCTTAAATCAGCATTTGAAAGTGTTTCAATAACTAAAGGATCTGGATTTTGTAATTGTTGTATTTCTTCTCTTACCTTTGAAAGTCTTGCATCAACAAAATCTAAATTTCTTAAATCTTCTGAACTTACTAAACTTAATTCTGTATTTAAACCTGCAAGTGTTTGAAGTCTGTCTATAATTAATCCAACTGCTGTAGCAACAGCGATACCTTGCCTACCAAAAAGTATAACACCAATTAAACCTGCTGTTTTTACTTCTGATGGCAAACTATTATATCCATTAATAACATCTCCAATAGCACCACTAATACCTTTGACAGCAGGTGTTAAGGTTGAAATCGTAGATGATGTTTTACTTATTGCAGTAGCAAAAACACCACCGATTGTGTTAGCAATATTTTCTATTTCTTGTTCGTTCTGCTCTAAAAATTCATTAAGATCACCAAATTCTTTTTTTAACTCATCAAAAAATCCTTCTGCTACATCTTTTTGAAAATTAAAGAACTTATCACCTAACATTGATATAGTTCCTTCAAGTGTTTGTGCTAAATCATCAGTTGCTTTTGCAAACCTTCCATCACCAGAAAATAATTCTTCAAATCTTTTTACTGTTTCCTCAACAGAAACTTTAGCACCTTGTTCAAATCCAAGTAATGCTCGAACACCTCTTTCTCTAAATATATCTGCTGATGCTATACCACCAGAAAATGCCCTTTGTATCTGTGAAGCTGTTGTTTCAAAATCAAGTCCTGTGACTGATGCTACATTTCCTGTTATTTCTAATATTCTATTTAAGTCATCTGCATCTTTTGCAACAACAGCAAGGTTTCCAGATGCTCTTGAAATTTCTTCTAATGAAAATGGTACTGTACCTGCGAACTTTGCAAGATTATCAAATGCTTTTGCACCCTCTTCTGCTGATCCAAATAAAAATTTAAATCTAATATTTAAACTTTCTACTTCCTTACCAACATCAACAAAACCCTTAATTACAGCACCTGCACCAAGACCTACTAACGCACCTTTAAGACTGAATACTGCATTTTTTACATTTCCTAATCTTGTTTGTACTTGTGTTAAGGCTCGTTTTGATTTATCTCTAGCAAGGATATCAATATTCAGTTTTTTTGTAGTCATTATCTTCTTTTACCTTGCATCTTTGCTTTATTCAATGCTTTTTGTTCTTCTTCGTGTTTTAATGTGTAATATGCTATCCAAGTATTAAATTCTTCTACAGGCATTTGTAAAATTTCACCAATAGTTTTGTGTAGTTTTTCTGCTAGGAAAAAATAAAATCTGAAGTCTTGATTATTATTTAGTTTTTTTTTAGTGCTGTGGTATCTGGTGATGTACCAAGAATTTGACTTGCAACTCTGCTTAAAATATCTGGATCTACAAATCTTTTCATTTTGATCTTTGCTTCAAGATCAAACATTTTATCACCATCTTTTGTCAATGCTTTTTTAACAATGACATCAATAAGAACTGTCAAG